CTTTCGTCTCCACAACGCCTTTTTTGTCTTCATGGAATTCTTTGATTTCTTTTGCAAGAGCGTTTACTACAAACTCTTCCATTTTACCAAAGTTACTATGAACACCTTTACGGTCGCCATGTAGTTCTTTTAACTCTTCTGATAATTTAGTAAGAACGAATTCTTGTAATTTAGCAGAGTGAGCGCCTACGTTTTCTTTGTAAGCAATTTTTTCTTGTGCAAGTGCTTTTCTATCTTCTATAAATTTAGAGATTTCTTCGCTTAACTTCTCAGACATCATTTTATCGATTGCTTCGATCATGTTGCCTTTGTCGTGTTCGTATCTTTTAGCAAATTCTTCTCTTAATTCAGCACCTACTGTTTCTTTATTTTCTTTGATCTTCGAATCCCAAGCTTCTTGGATGCTGTTTTGCACATCTTCTGAAATTGCTCCTGATTCTACTAGTTTTGATATATCAAACATTATTTTAGGTCCTTTATTATGTTAGTTAACGCCTCTTTGAGGTACTTTTGGGCTTTTGTATCATTTCTAACTTCTGCCGCCAGTCCCTTTGCCATGTGTCCACCTTTTGTGTTTAAAAGATGTTCATAAATTGGCGTAGGATATGCCCCTGGTGCCGAAGGTTGGGCCACAACATCAACTGTTATGATCTCAAAGTCTGAAACCTCGCCACCACCGTACTCTGACATATTGCCAGAGCCACGAGAGCTAACGCCTAGTTTCACACCTGATTCCAACATTGTTTTGACAAGTTGGCCCATCGGTGTTGGCAAAATTTTCATTTTGCCGTATCCATTTGGTCCATCCATCCACATTTCTGTAATCATGTGAGACACACGGTCCAAATTAATTTTTAAATCGTCTGGATGATCTACTTCTCCGAGAACTGAATAACCAGATGTAATCTGATCATTAAGAGTTTTCACTGCTTTTCCTATTTCGTTTACAGGATAAACTCTTTCATTAGCATTTTTGATCCCGCCTTGAATACAAATACCTTTCATGTACAAATCCTTGCCTTCTTTTCCTTCATGCAAGACCTGTATTCTGGCTTGATTAAATGATAACTCTTCTCTAAGATATATTGACATTCTGACAATCTCCTTTTATTAAATCAACAATGCTGACAATTATTTGCCGGCTACTGGTGATTTTGCAGATTTATCTGAACCATCTTTGGAATCGGCTTTCTCTTGCTTCTTAAATGAAGTAGATTTAGCTTTTCCACCTGTGTTCTCAAAATCGCCTGCTAGTTTGCCTGCTGTGGGTGCCGCTCGTCCTTTATCTTCTGCGCCTGATCCAGTTTTAATTGGAGTTCCTGCACTTTTGATTTTCGGTCCACTTGATACTGGTGATTTTGCCGATTTGTCATCTCCGCCGCTCATATCGCCTTTAACTGGATTTTTGTATTCTTTCACAGTTTCTTTTGCGTTTTCTTTAGCGTCTTTGGTTTCGAATCTAGACATTTCTGGTTGCACTTGTTGTGCTTCTGCAGGAATAACTGGTGCTAATGAAGTTTCTTCTTCTTCGCCATCACCGTTTTTGTCATTCATCATCGCTTCGAATTCTGCTTTTAGTTCGTCTAAAGCGTCTTCTAAATCAACAACTCTTTCTTCTACAGAACCGTCTTCACCATTTTCAGCATCAGCGTCCATGTCTTGACCTAATTCGTCGGCCGCCACATCTGCTTCACCTTCTCCATCAGCTGAAATATCTTTGATTAATTCATCAGTAGCGTCGCCACCAACTTCTTCAATCGTTTCTTCATCTGTTTTTTGAACTGGTGCAGATTTAGTATAGACTCCCTCATCTTTAATCTTTTCTTCTGCGGGTTTGTCTTCTACTGTTTCTTTTGCTTCTTCTTTGGTTTCTTCTGCTTTTTCGTCAGACTTTTCAGTTTCTTTAACTACTGATTCGTCTTTCTTGTCGTCTTCTTTAGCTTCTTCTTTAGTTTCGTCTTTAGTTTCTGTTGTAACAGCTTCTTGAGCTACTGGCGTTGCCGCTGTTGCTTCTGAATCTGCTAACCCTTCGTAGATGTCTCTAGACTTTTCTACTACTATTTCATGAAATAGTTGTTCTGCTTTATCAGTTTCTTCATTGATTAAAAGCTCTAACAACGATTCAAATTTATTTTGTTTAAGTTCGTTTGACATTTGCACGTGCT